ATATCAAGACGCTGAGAAGACAAATCATGCTGACGAAGCATGTCCCCAATCGCCCTCAACTGATCAGACTCATACTCCCCCATCGTGCGATCCCTAATCCCACTATTAACAATGCCACGCTGATTCAACCTGTCCCAAATAGGACGCTCCCCACGAATACGATTCCTCTCGGCTGTATCCAAACCATAAGCTAACTGTTGACCCAGAAGCTCACGGTTATATTGATTGCCGCTCAAAGCGTCAATCAAATTGAAGTAATACTCGTCAGCCGCAGACGTACCAAACGTGCCAATATTGGTATTACCCACAGAAGGCTGTGCGTAATACCCACTCGGATCAGAGGATACATTCGAGTTAGGAGCGAACGTCGAAGCAGCTTCAGATAAAGCAGACGACTCAGAAGTAACCGTTCCACCTCGTGGAAACGGGTCAAGAGAAGCAGCGTCGATAGTCGCCCAATCCGCAGTTTTAGGAGTAGGAGTTACCCCAAAAGAACCATGATCGGCAGCAGCATAACCACTCTGGTTACGTTCTGCCCGAGACTCAGCACGACTAGGACCACCAACACCGTACTCTTTACGGTTGTACATGACTTCAGGATTAAGAGTAACCCCTCTATTTTTTTTGCTTTTGCCAGGAACTGGCATGTGATCAAGCAACCTGAAAGCCATGATTCCTCCTATATCTAATCCTCAGTCGTCCCACATTTATCGCAGTCACACGAACATTGAGCCGCTTCAAGATTGGCAATGTGAACTCGCATCAAAGCGAGTTCCCATTCCATCTGTCCACGCTCACTCAAAGAAGCAATAACTTCTTCTAGACCAACGTCGGTCATGCCACAGGCTCGACAATCTCATCAGGCGCTGCACGCAATTCTCTGTCCGCTGGAACAATCGCATCAATCTCTTCAGCAGTTAAACCCATGTCAGCGAACTTGTCGCGAGAGGACTGCAACGTCGCATTATGAGCAGCAATTTCCTCATTCTCTGCTTCACGTTGCAAAGCATCTTCTCGACGATATTCCTCTTCTGCCGCTAGTTCTTCGGCAGTCATCTCACGGACAGTTTCTTCACCAGTTGCACAATCAAAGATGTGAACCATTTTGGGTGTGTCGGACATTATCTTTCCTTACGTTTGACTGTTGTTTGCGTGATACACATACAAAGTGAACTTCGATCCTGTATCCCAATTAGCGCTGCTATTCCAAGGATCAGCCCGAAGTTGAAAACTGTCACAATGATCCCGAGAAGTACTCGAATTACCCGAGTTGTATCCAGAACACTTCCAGTTGCTATCAGAACTACTTGACGAACTTTCCTGACCACATGCACCCGTCAACGAAAAAGCAGCCCTATCCATACTCGAAGGACTCGAATAACTTCCGTATGCGCTGAAATTGCCTACTCGCAAAACTCCCGTAAACCACGGAACTGTTCCCCACACATTCGCATTGTTCTGCGGAACATAAAACGACATGCCGCCACCATTTTTATTTGTGGCTCTGTCAAAACTGAAAGTAGCGCCAGCAGTAATAGAGTTTGATCCGCTGCCAGTGGCTTCGCCATAACTCCACGTATAGCTGTAATAGTTAGTAATCCAACTATTCCCAAGATTGTTTCCATGTCGATAACGAGTTACGCCATCTCCTTGACTCCAATGACTAGACCCGTCGGCCTGGGTGTATCTGGCTTGGATTTCGATTTCCATCCAAAGCCCTGTCCTGTTTGCAGCAGCCACATTGTCGTTAGTTTCCCAAGGCAAACCTGTCCATGAAACGGCAGCAGCAGGTGAACTTAACGTGATAGTTGAAACTTTTTTTACAGAAAAACCCATATTCGCCTCACGTCATCTTTGAAATAATAATTCGAGAACCAGTCGTAAAAGCATCTGGTGTAGAAAAACGGATTCCTGTGAAAGCAGCGCACGCTTCGGTGTTTGCGTCATGTGGACGCAAACCACCTATCCCAATCCCAATCCTTGAACTGTGATCCAAAGGAGTTGCAGTGTTGTTGAGAGTCTTGCCTTGCCAACCAATATCCCAAATAGCAGTCTTAGGTAAAGAACTGTTTGGATTCATCAAATATCCCAGTATCAAACAATTAGGAGCGCCTGTGCCAGTAGACGAGTTATTAGCTGGACGGTTATAAGGACTGTTGCCCATTTGCAGCATGTAATAATCAGCGCCACCAGCTACAGCATTCCCTTCTTTGGCATAGTTCGCATTAAAGTTAAAGGAAACCGAACCGCCACAATGCTTGCTTGCAGCGCTCGCATTAGGGCCACCCGCCCAAGCATGCTGCACCCTTAACGGGTAAGCGTCGGTCTGCGTTGTCCCTGTGTTGGTCGAACATACGTGCAGTTCAAACCGCAACGAAGTCGCATCAGTCGTATCAAGATCCACAAACTCAACTGCTGACGTTGTGTCATCCTCAGCAACCCAAGAAGCAATAGAAAGAAAACTCATTCTGCTTTCCTTCCACCCCAAACAGCCCACGGCTGGTAATCAGCTTGGCCGTTGTTGTAAGGGGTACGCACAAAGAAATCATTCATTACGGTTGTTCGTTGAATTATCCCGTACGCCCAGAATGTGTCCTGATACTGCCCATTATTTCCACCGTTGTAGTTATGCCTTGCCACAAATGGTTTGTAATCAGTTGTAGACGCACAGTTCGTTACATAGATCCACCAACTTGCCGAGTAGTTAGAAATGCCAGATATGAACTGCAAACTTGAACTGTTTTCGGTGCCATAACCATAGCCTCCCCAGTTTCCTCGCTTTATGTACGCTGACCCACCAACCCCGTAACCACCAGACTCAGCGCCATAACCAAGATAGATAGAACCAGCACCTGACCAGCTAGAGTTTTGTGAACTGTTTACCCAAATCAGAAGCTCATCGTATTTAGGTGTCGCAGTATTGATGTTGGTAACTCCAAAGTTGCCTGTGCCGTGTCCATCGTTGATGTATGTCCAACGCTCTGCGGGTGTTTGCCCACCGCTACCAAAGAACCCACCGTTCAACGCCTCAGACATCGCCTTGCCTGGGTAGCCCTTTAAGTATTCAGACCGACCCTGCCAATTACTGACGTTCGTACTCGGGTTAAAGCGCTCCTGTTTCATGGTCTAGCTGTGCCTGTTCACGTAGCCAGCAAAGTTGATTCTGTCTACGGCGGAGCAGTACCCGTTCACAATTTTTGGTGTTCCAGTATTTCCTTTAAGGATTAGCCCAGGAACCAACAGATACAAGCCAGCTTCCGTTGGCACAGTAAACAAACTGTTGCTTACTGTGTAACCCGCTTGGCCCCAACCAATCGTGACTTCTTCATCTGCGGTGTAAACATTGGTTGCCCAAATCCACACCTCATCGATATGGCTAGCATTACTTGAAGCAGTATGAAGAGTTGTGTTGCTGCCAGTGCATTGAATCATTTTCCCATCAGTGCTACCCGACAGAGGTATTTTTTCTATAGCCATAATCTGTTCCTATGCCGTTATGTGGTTGACGTAACCAGTGAGATTGATTGAGTTAGCGAGAGACGCTTTGCATTCGACCGTCAACGCCGACGCATTGCCTTTAAGGATCAGGCCAGGAATGACAAGCTTGTATCCAGTCTTAGTTGGAATCGTTACCTTGATTCGGTTGTCATCCAATGTGTCTGGGTTAGCGCCCCAACCGATATGAAGAACAGCGTCTGTCGCAGAAGCGTTAGTCGCATAAATCCAAATTTCGTCATACGAAGTAGTCGCCGTTGGCCCCGTATGCACTGTGGTCACAGACGTTGTGACATCATACGCCTGACCATCATTAGCCGAAGTCCCCGACAATAAACCTTTAGTAACAGCCATCAGCTAAACACCTGCACTTCCAATATCGACGTGCCGTTCGCTTGAACGAACGCCGTCGTAGCTAACTGAGTAGTGTTGGTCCCCACCGCAGCAGTAGGCGCAGTTGGCGTACCTGTAAATGCAGGTGAAGCCAACGGCGCAGTACCAGACGGTAGCGAGGAGTACCCGAGAGAGGTCCACGCTGTGCTTCCGTCACCGATCTTATAAAAATCTGTATCAGTTTCTATCGCCAGTTCTCCTGCCGCCAACGTCGGATTGTTTGATGTCCAGTTGGCTGCCGTGTCACGGCGCAGTTGAATAATTACAGCCATAATTTACTCCTATTGTGGCCCTGAATCGCCGCCGTCAAGACTGACAACAGTATAAGTTGAATTAGATAAACCACCGTCGATGTTCGCAGTGGTTAAACCCCGAGGACCTTGTAGGCCCCCGTAGGCGAGACTGTTCCAGTTCGTGCTGCCATCACCAATCTTAAATTGGCCTGCCTGCTGCCCACCACCAGCGTCGGTTTGCAACGCAAACTCGCCATCAGCAAGAACAGGATTAGCAGTATTCCACTGAGAATAAGTTCCCCGTCTAAATTGAATCTGTAACGGCATTACGTTACGCCTCCTGCATCAATCGGGCTAATGCCTCCATAAGTATCAGATGGCGAACCGCCGTCTAATAAACCATTACTTTGTCCCGCAGGCCCACTAGGACCAGCAGGACCGACACTTCCTGTCGGGCCTGAAGGCCCAGGACTACCAGTAGGACCAGGAGGTCCACCTGCTGGCCCAACAGGACCAGTCGGCCCAGTCGGACCAGTATTTCCTATAGGTCCAGTAGGGCCAGGACCACCTGTAGGCCCAGTAGGGCCAGTTGGTCCAGTGTTTCCTTGCGCTCCTTGCGGACCTTGCGGACCTTGACTACCTGTCGGGCCTTGTGGTCCCGACGGTCCAGTGCTTCCTTGTGGGCCTTGAGGACCTACAAGAGATAACCCAACAGGCCAAGATCCACTTGCTTTAGGACCAAAGAAATAGTTAGTTGTTAGGTTTATGTAAAAGTCACCGTCAACACCAACACCAGAAGTTGGGTCACTTGACCCGCTAAGAATTGTTCGACCATCTGGACCTGTAGGACCCGATGGTCCAGTCGGGCCAGCGGCACCAGCAGGCCCAGGACCCCCAGAAGACCCAGGACCAGAAATCAGTTGCCAATAAGAAGTGCTAGTTGCAGGAGTTTGTCCTGAATGAGAAGTACGAGAAACATAAGAAGCGTTGTTGTATACAACCACGTCCCCAACGGCATACGAGGTACCTGAAGACCAAGTACCTCGGTAATTAAAACCGTCAGAATACGAAATTAAGTTAGTTCCACCACCAACGTCATTAACGTATGTTGCCCCTGTGCTCATTCAAGTGCCCCTAAACGTTGGTCGATGTCTTGCACTGCTTTCACAAGCATCGCAAGCATCGACTTCTCTCGATAAACAATCGGGTCGCCTTCAGAGTCATACAAAGTTGCGTCTGGCGCAGCTTCATGGACTTCTTCAGCAATAAACCCAAGCTCAGGAGTTTGAGTTTCGTAATCTAAACCAGAGTTGGTAGCTACTTCTTCATTCCAACGGAACGTGCGAGGCTTTAACGCTCGTAGTTTCGTCCAGTTCTCTTCAGTTTCGACATCTTCTACATCTTCTTTGAAACGAATCGATGAAGAACTAATGCCAAGCTGATTTAAGCCGCTCGTCGTGATAACAGCGTTCGTCCCCGACAAAGAAGGCCAACCCTGTTCTGCGTGAAGTGAAAGCACACCATTTGATTGAGCGATAGCTAAATGAGATGTGTCATTGTGGACAAAACGAAACCCAGGACCAATGTTGGTAGACCCGACTGTAATTACGTCGTTCCACTCAATCCAATCTTGGTTTGTGGTGTAATCATTACCCATATAGATACGGGCATAATCAACTTCAGTATTAACTCTGAGCGCTCCTGCAATATCCACATTTTGTCGAACATTCAACCATTGACAATCAATGCGAGTGCCATCACCAGCAGTGTAAGTAGCGCCATTCCCTGTCCATTGATCTGTGTAACCAATAATGTCGCCCATCACTGCGATGGAACCATTTATAACTAAACGGTATTGAGATCTTGGCCTATCACCGCCAGCACCACCACCACCAGACTGAGTGTCATATTTTGTGTATTGGTAATGATTAGAAGAGTACGGAGTATTTGAGTTAGTACCAACTGGCACACCGCTGTCAAACAGCTTTCCGCCAGCAGAACCTGTCGTAATGCTCGTGCCAGCACCAAGCCCAACAGTATTTTCTTGTGCCGTATCTAAATAGAAAGCATTAGAAGCACCAAGACCTGTTGTGCCAGAAGAAGTAAAAGTTCCACTTGTTAAAGCACCGCTAACAGTCAAACCACCAGTAATAGCACCACCAGTGTTTTGAACTACCCCAGGATAAGTCCCTGTTTGCCCAGCAACACCTTCAAGCCAGTTCTTCAAATACGTCCAGTTAGTATTGTGCTCACTGGCAACAATGGCGTTACCTGCTACAGCTACATTTGGCGCAGTAAAAGTTGCCATTAACGCAATCTCCTATGTAGATAAGTAAATGCCATAGCGTTTACTTCCCAAGCCTCATCATTAGTGGGACCTTCGACCTTCATTTGTATAGCCTTCGCTGTCCCAAGTGTAGGCAAACGTTCAATTTGAGTAATGTTTGTATTCGGCTCTCCAGCCCAAAGACTTGTATCCCAAACCCCAGTACCACCAGTAGGCCCAGCCCCAGAAGCCCAAGTGGCTGCTGCGGCACCGCTACCTTGCACACCGAATGGCATCGACTTCTTAAAATCAGCAGTGTCGTAATCCACATACAATTTCGCAGTTAAAGCAACAGTCGAATCAGACGACGTAACGATACGAGGCTTACCCCAACGTTTACGAACAATAGGATTCTTACCCACTAACCAACTAGTCGTATAAGAACTAGTTATATGAGATGTAGTAGAACCATAAAAATCGCTTTGACGCTCTTGTTCCATTTCTACAACTCGACCAGTATTAGAAAGACAAGCACCAAGAAGAATCTGTTGATCATTTGGTGGAGCAAACGTCAACATTGAATTTGCGTCAATATCAGTCATAGTCCAAGCCCCGCTAGAACCAAGAGTTGGATCATAAATAAGAACACGACGACTAGTCGTAAGCTCTGAAGTTTCAGACCAATCAACTGACACATACAAACGATTCTTAAACCAAGCAAGTTGTGGAGGATTAGTAAATTGCAACCTGCCATCATCAATGGCTGGCTGCAACTTCTCGAAAACCCACACAAACCTTTCCCCGTTGTATACCCAAACTCCTTGACGGTCATACCAAAAGAACACGCCATACGGAGTAGACACTGGCGACGACATAGACACAGAACCAACATCTTGACTTAAAGGCACCATCTGAAACGATTCAGTACTGTTGCCAAATAACGCATGCACGCTGTTGGTTTTGAATATAAGCAGTCGGTCAGCGTAAGGAACTAAAGCTGACACTATGTCGCCTCGTTCCCCAGCATTCACATCTATATAGTCATAGTCTTGCCATGACTCTGGATCATCGATCTTTGACCAGCGCACACGATTCTTATAGTCGGTGCCGCTTTCTTTAGTGTGACCTACCCACGCAAAGTTATTCCAATGACAGGTGTACTTCGCTATAGGATAATTCCCTGCTGAACCATTAATGTTCGACGCAAGGTTTGAAGCAGTAGTGCCGTCATAAACAAACGAAGCAGCGTCACCAGACACTCCATAAAACTTGTTGTTTGTTGTTTGACCGTACATGCGGTCACCGTTAGTAACACTAATTCCACTTATTGTTGCAAAATCACCTGATCCGCCTGAAGCGGATTGAGCAACAGTTGTCCCGTAAGAACAAATAACTCGGGCGGTTCCCCCGTCTGGGGTGAACTGCCCTAAACCAGTAACGTTGCTCCCTAAGACAGTGCCGTTTCTTTTTACGACACCTAAACGCATTTTGATGCCGCCCCGAGGGTCAACATCAACGTTTAACATTTCAGGGCTTTCGTTAGAAGCTAAATTGAACTGGTCGGAACGCAAATTCAAGCCGCCACTAAAGTCTTCTAGCATTTCAAGTTTGAAGCCAGACCGTTTCGACATGCTTACTCCCAGCTATATCGGAGTCGGTCAGGCATAGCGCTCTGCGAACGCCATCTAGAAGCATTTCTGTTATTCAAAACAAGAGGTTGCGGAGCGGGCACATCTAAGTGACGTGCTCGTAAATTATCTAACTCTCTCATAAAGCTGTTCATGTACGAAGCAGCCATTTCCAAATCTTCTTGCTGCTCATATGCACGACTAATGCCATATGTCGCAATAACAACATGGAAAGGTTCAGGAAAGTCAGAAGGAGATACTGAATCTAAAGATCCTGCCCCAAACGCTGAAGGGTTTTTGTATCCTCTCACGTATAACGTTTGAGCAGAAGATGGAGTTGGATACAACC